TTACACTTTAGTAATCTCCTCCACTACATATTGGTCTTTTACTTTCTTGCAGGTACATACGAAGAATTCCGGATGTTTCAGAGCTCCTTGTAAAGTATCAGGAAGAATCATTTCTTTAGTACGACGGTCCATTGCAACCGTTGCATACAGGATACCTTCACTCTTGCATTTCTCTATTAATGCACTTTTTAGTTCTTCTACGCTATATTCCATTTGTGTGATCCTTTGTCGCTGCAAAGTTATGGAAAATATGTATATTTTGTGCAATAATATTCCTGTAATCTATGGAAAATAGTTCTTTGATTTATTCTAATCCATGACAAAGTAAGTTAGATTCTTGGTATAAATTTAGAATACACATGTTATAGAATAAAAAAAGTCCTTTAACTTGTTAATAACGAAACTATTTAGTACGTTTGAAAAATAAATCAAATTTTAATGCTATGAATAAAGAACAGGCGATGAGTTGTGCTGCAAAATGTATGTCTTCATTTAACAAGTATGCTACAAAGTGGAATATTCCCTCACATTTAACAATTGAAATGTGGAATATTATAAAGGAAGTTTATGATAGAATGGATTCTCCAATTACAACATGTAATATTGATAGAAATGGAGGGGTTGAACTTGAATATCGAGAAGCTTTTTCTAATGTATTTTATAATGTTTATGTTTGTAGCTGTAAAAATGCAAGATATAATACATCTGCTTCTTTCTCAAAACATGTAAAGTTACAAAAAGATCAATGTATAAATATTAATTATGACCCAGATGTTCTTTCGATTTCTTATCGTATAAATGACATTGATATTATAGATATGGGAGAAACGTATGGTGAATTCTATAATAACCTAATTTAAAATTCAAGTAGTAAAATTAGCTGTTTAAATTTTAAGTTTTTTGTAGTATTGTTTCATCTTCCAAATCCTTCTTTAGAAAGTCGTTTTTATTTGGTATGCAAACATTTTATTTTCATCAGAAGGTCTTAAAAGTGACTTGATTCCAGTTTTATTCAAATGATGATCAAGCCACTTTTTTTCGTTTTCTTTTGATATAATATGACTGGTAATAAAATAAATAGATTAGCCATGTTTAAATTCTATTTAATTAGTATGTATTGCCGCAGTACGGTTGCGGCAATGTAAATAACGTCAAAAGTGACGTTTTAACTTTCAATGATAAATACTCATTAAGAAAGAAAGGGCTCGATTTGAATTTAATAGTTTGTTGTATATCAATTATAAAAATAGCTCCCTAGTTCGTCCGCTGACGAGGGAGCTATTAACACAAAAACTAAACTAGACACATTTTTGGAAATCTAGTTGTATATTCTGTATATCAATTATATAGTCCTGCTTTTTTTTATGGTTCGACCATAATTCGACCATTTGATGTTTTATGTACTATCAAGATTTCTATATTTCATATTTTATATTACTTTAAATATTATATTTGCGCATTGTCAAACTAAAATAGTGCGTTTATGAAAATGTTTTTTAGAAGCATCCAAAAATGGATGAGAGTGCGTAAAGTTCGTAGAGAACTTAAAAAGGATCAAGCTTTAAGAGAACGCTGCATTGGTTATGTCACAAAAGTGAATGGAACCAGTTCTTTTATTCATGTGGCTGATTATACATATAAATATATCAAAGAAGGAAAATTACCTTAATAATTTTAAACTTCCTTGTTTGGTAAAAGCATGGGTAAGGAGACCTTTATTCTGCTTACAGACTCATTTTGCGCATTTTCATTAGAGGATGCTCCTATCCCTTTATGTTTGTATATTCTTTTTGTTTTGGGATATATCTTGGTATAATATTCCCATTAGTTGGGATTTGTTTTCATATATTTTTCTTTTGCAATTATCAATTGAGATGTTATTGTACTGATCAATCCATGTAACACTGTTGTCTTGCAATTTATTTAAGATAGCATCAACTTCGTTAGCTAATGAAGAGTTATATGATTGTATTAAAGTAACAAAATAAATGAAGAAGGTATTTTTTATATTTTGGAGTTTTCTGTTTGATTTAGCTTTTTCTAAAATAATGTTTCTGCTATTACTCCTTTTTAGTTTTTCAATTTCATTTTGTAATTTATCAGATATTTCTTTGTAGAAATTGTCGATATTTATCAAGTTTGGTTGTACAATTACAGTTAAATACCAGTTCTCTTTGACAGTTTTCTTTTGAGAACGATTTGAGTAATGTGTTTGAATAATGAAAGTAATAAGCGTTATGATTAAAGTGACTGTTGCAATGAGATTTGCATAGGAATCTTTAGCTAAATATTGATCATATTTATTCCAAAAAGGTAATTCACTAGTTTCAACAGCATTACCTTTTATAGTAGGAAAGATTAACGTTTCATTGTTTATTGAATCGTAATTGAATAGTACGTATGAACAAGTCTCTTTCATTTTGTTTTATTTATTTTTCTAAAGTATTCATTTGAAGCTTGTCTTTCACAATCTTCAATATCTTCTTTCAATAAGTTCACCAGCTCTTGGTCGTTATCAGCATAAATTATATGATATTTCTCTTTAAAGTTATCAACTCCTTTAAGTGCTAATATACTGTCATAAAATAAACCAAGATAAAATGAGGGATTAAAAGAAGTTGTATCTTTGGGTATTTCAATATTAACTTCTTCTTGGTCCTTATCCTCTTGATCCAAATTCAAACTTCCTCTCACAGATTTACCTTGTGGTCGTCCTGTAAAAGTGGTACTATTTGTACCTCTATGTTCAGCTGTAAGTTTAATAGTCTTCATTATTGTTATATTTATTGGGGTAATACTTCCTTAAAGTATGTTTTATTTAGATAGATTTTGACTTCCAAAAACGTTCCAGGAAAATACTGGTAAATATGTTTTAAATATTTTTGATCAGGCAAAATACTAATATCATTTTCTTGATTCAAAGATAAAAAAAATGATTTATCTTTTTTATATGGTCCTCTTTCATTATCACAGTTTATTATAGTTCTTCCTGAAATAATATTTAAATGAGGTTTGTATTGGGGATTCTTTTTTCCAAAAGCTCCTAAAGTAATGAAAGCCCTTAGAAAATTCATAGTACCTCTCCCTCTACTTTCATCTTCATATTTTAATCGACTAATACCTTCTTGTAAACAATATAAAGTATATAAATCCTCTTTGGCAAAGCATATATTATTGTTTTTTTTCATAAGTTCATGATGCTTTACGTACCACTTCTCTGTGTCTTCTATCATTTCTTTATTTTTTTCTTTTGTTTGAAAGAATCCTTCTGAAATGGAAAAACCTAAATTGAGGATTCCGAGATTTAACTCTATTATTGGTTCACCATTGACAATTTCTTTATATGATACTCCGTTTACATACCATTCATTATGTATACTGTGATCTTCTGCATTATTAAAGATTTCAGATAATAGTTTATCTATTATGTTCTCTCCAGTTACATTTAAGACAGCATTTGATTCTCTTAATGATGAGTTTATGAATCCTCTAACTTCTTTGCATATAGCTCCTTTATTATTTTCTTTATAGGATGTTCTTTTTGCCCATCCTTTTTTTAAGCCTAAATACAAGAAACCTTCTCCTTTATTGGCTTCTTTTACTTCTTTTATAAGTTTGAAGACATAAAGGCATTTATTTGTTTTAGTGTATTTTGATTCTTTATATCTAATGACTTTTTTTACACAGTTGTAGAATTTTAGATTGTATGAGTATTTAATAAAGTTAAGCTCTTTGATAATAATATCAAGGAACATTGCATTGGGGATGTCAATATATTCACAATCAGAGAAATCAATTAGAATAGAATCATCACTTAACAAATAGGAAGATAACATGATTTTAAAAAAAGTAATGCTGTCATCACTGTTGTCTTCAAATGAAAAATGTCTTGGAACAATAATTGATTTATTGATATACTCTTTTGAAATAAATCCCTTTTTTTTGAGGAATATAATCAAGCTTGTAAATACAAATATATTCATTCTTGGAAAGACACCTTTCGCAGCAGATTCTCGTTTATTTCGTTTTTGAGCTTTTCTACGTTCTAGATATATTTTCTTTTCAATTAATCGTTCTTTGGTCATGCTTATCCTACATTTCGTTCATTTTTCAACATAGCCAGTTCACCCTTTAATTTTTGGTTTTCTTCCAAAAGCCGTTGGGTAAGCACTGTCTTCTCATTGATTTCATCCTGCAAATTGGCTATGGTATATACAATACTTTTCAATTTGTCCATTCCTGGTTCTGTTTCTTCTTTTTGAAGAAGCATGGAGCCTTTTCCTCTTAACAGCCATTCTGCGGATATTTCTTCATTTGAGAATAATATAGCATTGACTGTAGTCAAACTAAGTTCTCTCATTCCATTTAATTGGTTGGAGAATGTGTTGTCTTTTAATCCACATTTCATTGCAAATGCTCTTGTACTAAGTCCGTAGTATGCAATAATGTCTTTAATTCTTGTAATCATATGCAGTTTGTAAAAGTTAAATTCTCTCAAATGAGAGAATAATTTAAGTTTTAAATTTGCACATTCTCTCAAACGAGAATATATTTGCATCATCAATCAATCAATACTCCAAAAGTATAAAAAATGATTGATAAAACAAATGTGAAACTCAATAAATGTGACAGACATGAAAAGATTTGATTTATCCGAAATAATGAGAAATGCTCATAGAACCTATAAATATTCAGGCAAGAAGCAGGGAAAAACTTTTGGAGAGGTTCTGAAAGCTACTTGGAGACTTGCTAAACTTCAAGAAAATTTCTCACAGGAAGCCATGAAAGCAAGAACGGATAAATTCTTATCAGAAAGAAACGAGGTAATGAGTAAAGCGGCTAAAGCTACAAGGCATGAGGGGTACAATAATCTTAATATACCCGCTTCCGCTTACTACAACCCAAATAGTACTCATTACGGTGCACATTACGTCGGAGATTAATCAAATTATACAACAATGGATAAAAGAACCGAACTAGAAATACAGCGAGACAAATATGAAGCTGTGATTGAAGAACGAGACGCGTTGATCAACTCTTTGAGAGGTGAAAATGAAAAACTCAAACGAGATTTAGAATCAGAACGTGGATTTTATAGAGAGAAAGTTTCCCAATGTGATGATTTGAAGAAATTTATTGAATCGCAAAGAAACTTAATGGATATAGTTTTGAAGAACAACCAAAGTATTCTCTAACCCTCACTAAAGTCAAACCAAACCGCCGGTTATCCGGTACCCAGTCCGGTCTTTGAGCCTGCCCTTGAAGGGAGACTGGGAACAACAGAGAAGAGTTCTTTGACATATTGGTAAAATGGTGTTTTGGAAGCCGACACGTGCCGAAAGGGATTACTGACGTAGGCGGGCTTCTCAACGATATAATGCTGTGGTTAATGGTCAAGCCGTATCGTTGTAAAACTAAATCAGTTAGACGTTTGTCGGCAAATCGAGGTATTTGCTTTATGTATATAAAGGTGATGTAGCTCAGGCAGGTTAGAGCGCTGTGTGTGGTGGATGGTTGAGAGTTCGAGTCTCTCAAGAAATACTCTTAGCTTAACGGAAGAGCACCACAAGCAGAGGTCGGCGGTTCGAATCCGCCCATCGCTTCAATGTTTAATTAAAGAATATAGAGTTATGACAAGGTTTTTCCAGTTTGTAATAGTTGGGATAATATTAGGAGCGGTGCTTATGTTACTCGCTTCTATTGTTTCTTCGTGTTACTTTTTTATTACAACATTTACGTTGAGTGATTTTGAAGAAAGAACAGCTTCATTTGTTCTCGGTGCGGTAAGTGCTCTATTTACATACGGAATGTTCCGGATATTAATGAATGCCTTACAAGTATTTTCAGATAAGTTGGATGCAATAAAGAAGAGATATGAAAGCAATAATTGAAATGTAGGATACACTGTTTTCTATGGTCCTCAATTTTAATAACACATCCTAGATTGATAAGGATGCGTTTACCGTTTTCGGTAATCTCAATAAATTTGTTCATTTTCTTATTTTTTAAGTTGGTTCTACAAAAATAAGAAAATCCCCCGTTCCTTTTTTATTAGCGAATAATCTTGGAACGGGGGAAATTTATTAATCAATTAATATTAAGCGTATTATTATGAAGAATTACATAACTCTAATTGTGATGTTCATCATCGGTCTATTTGTTGGAAATAGAATATTTAATCATGTAAATGCGTGGATAGGTGTGGGTGTAATCTTGTTCACGATATTTTTTGTCACATATAAATTAATAAAAGCACTGAAAAATGAGAAGAAAGATTGATTGTCTGTTTTTGGCATTGATTGCCATTATTTTATTTGCATCGTGTGAAAGAGTTGCTCCTAATTATGCCGGTGTGCTCATGGAGAATTACGGTAAACAGGGGAAAGATGATTTTAAGGTAGTTTCGGGCAAAGTATCTACATGGGAATGGGGTACGGAGCTATTTCAAGTTCCTTTGTTTGACCAACGTGGAGAATTCGCAGAGCCAGTAACATTAAAGGCTGCTGACAATACGGAGTTTACAGCACGTCCGACTTATTCCTATAAGGTGATGAAGAATAGGGCTATTGATATTGTATTTGACAACAAGCATATTGATAAAGCCGATACTCCATCAGGAAAGGATGGCTTTATGCAATCGTTGGAAGATAATATCTTGGAACCTCGTATTTATGACCTTATTAAGGAGGAAAGCCGAAAACATAAGACTGATAGCCTGATGGCGGATGGTGGTTCGTTAGTTTTTGAAAAGAGACTGGAGCAAATAGTAGATAAAGAGTTTGATAAACGAGGATTACAATTACTTACTTTTTCTGCACAGTTGGAGTTTTCAAGAGCTGTTCGTGATAAGATTGATAGTCGCAATGAAGTAAATACCAATATATCTGTTCTCGATCAGAAAATTGAAGAGCAGAAGAAACAAAATGAATTGGAACGATTGAAAACGGAACAGGCTCTTATTACATCGAAAGGGTTGACTAAAGAAATCCTGTATAAGCAGTTTATTGATAAATGGGATGGAAAAACACCGCTCTATGGTATTGCTCCTGATTTTCTGAAAATAACTCAATAATGAAATTACCCAAGTTTATCCGTAAATACTTAATCCGAATGATTAAGATGCGAGTTGTTAAGAAAATACAACCCGATGGAGATTACCAAAAAGCAGTCTCTTTTGTAATTAACGCACCTTTGAAAGAGTGGCGCATCCGATTGTGGTGTGTCACCCATTTCAAAGATGAATGTGGGTCAGGCGATGAGTCTGATTGGGAACGGTTATTGGACTATCTTACTCATTGAGTAGCCACATTAATTAATCAACATATTTATGATTCAAGTAACAATTAAAAACGATAGGAATGAGAATTTGGAAGATGCCACATTCTCATTAAGTGTAGAGAATATGCCGATAAAATCAGCTAAAGTAGTAGCCGAAAAGCTTCCTGCTATGATACAGAAAGCTTTTCGGGATTATTCAGATTGTAAAGTCGGGTTTAATCGAGATAAAAAGAGAGATAATGAATGAATTTTTCTATGAGTGATTTGAGCTTGTTGCAATCATCATTGTAATAATGATCTAAAAAACCTGAATCAAATCGAGGTCGAGGTTCTGACATCATTTTTTTGTAAAATGGCATTTCTTGGTCAAAAGCATGTACAAGATTGATGAAATCATCTTGTACTTCTTTGAATTTGCATGAATATACATCATTTGTTCCTGGAGTACTATCTTTATAGCTTTTGGGCGCTATCTTGTTAGAATCAACCAATTCTTTAAATGTTGCTCGTATGCTTTCAAGGTTAGAAAGTATATCTTCTGCATGTTTTTTGTAAAATTCAGCTCTCATATTACTTAATTTTTGATTATACACCCCAAAGTTAAGTAAATCCTCCGAATAAAGCGTGATGCTGCCGATCGAATTGGTTCGGGGGAGCTTTTATTTTAAAATTAATCAGTATGGAAAAAGAAAAGAGTATTATGTGCATTCTCCGTGAAATGGAGATTGATGACAAAAAAGACTTTCCCATTTCCAAAAGGGCGTATCTTTTGAATCTGACTTCTTACAGGTTAAAGGAGAAGGAGCCTGATAAAAAATGGGGTATTAAGTCTGATAGGAACAGCGGTATTGTCACGGTCACGCGAGTTGAGTAAGTAATTAAAGCTTATGGAAACTATTAGAGGTGAAATGGCTGAAATATTGCTAGATAATATTCTCCGTCTGTTTTCTACA